TCTTCTGGCTCACTAATAACAGTGTTTATCTTGAATGTAGATAGCCAGTTAGTTTTTTCATCTGCCCAGCTATACTCACCGCCTGTAGTTTGGTTTATTGCTTGAGTAGGTATGCCAGCACCATTTACAAATATCTCATAGGCTACATCGTCAATCGTTGAGCCTGTAGCAGAGTTTCCATAAGTGCCAAAAGCCAAGCATTTCTGTATAGAGTCATCTACATCATAAGCGTCTGTGTTGCCCTCAGTACCCCAATCGTTTCTTGAAGTAATATCTAAAGCGGCCTCGCTACCGCTTACATCGACCCTATACCCTAAAATCTCCTCATTAATCCTAATAAATCCTGTAGCATTATCAGCACCAAAATAATCAGTCACCTTATTTTTGTCAGCCGATGCACTGCCGTCTAATGCAACGCCTTGATACCTTAGGTTAATGTGGCTGGGAGTGCCTGTATTTAATATCTCACCTAAAGAAAACTCAGTTGGAACTGGAACTTTTGATTTCAAGTCGTCTGCTAATGACATAGGGTCTTTGCATTTTATCGTGCAAATATCATTATCTAAATGTAGACTCTCAATGATGTATTCTCTTTTCCCATCGTGTACCTGTGGAATACCATCAAAGTCAAAGAAGCCATCATAGATTTCTATTGGCCTACCGTAGTAATGTGGGTTTCTAGCTAATAACTTCTGAAAGAATGTGCCGTTTTCCAAAGCAATAACACTGCGAGTAGCAAAGTAGGGGTCAATGCCTTTATCATCAGAGATAAAATCTCTCAGTTTAATAGTAATGTTTGACCTAACAGAAACGCCCTTAGTAGGTTGTATCTCACTAGGTGCAGATGTAACAGAAATTAGAGCAGGGTGGGCGGTTGGTTCAAATCCAGCAAGGTTATTTCCTTTCTCCTGAGAGAATGTTAACTCTTTTTTCCCATTAGTGTTTACTCTGTATTTGCTTAAATTTAAACAAGTATGTTTAGTGTTATAGCACTCATTGCCTGTGCTTGGTGTAGCGTTGCAATTTGACGAACCCGTAGTTACACCAAATACATTATCGCACTCATCAAGATACATCTTGACCATCTGCAACGGCTCTCTAGGGTTTAATTTATGCGCCCCACCATATAAATAACCATCAGCTGCTGGTGCTACTGTCTTGTAGGGGTGTCCATCAACTAAAACCAGCCCAGTGTCGTCATATTTATGTGCAAAATACCCATGATACAATTGTCGTTCTGCAAGAGTTAAATGCCTTGCATCTTCATCAATCATTATCATTTCAAAAAATTCAAACCTTGTACCATTCCCCATCTTAATTTTATAATTTGTAGGAAATTGTATGGCTGTAGTGGTTGCAGTTGAATCTGTCGCAGTGCCGTTTAAGAACTCAGAAACAAAAGAGCTAGTAGAGTTAAATTCAAACTCAAATAAAGTGTGCTGATTTGGGGTAACTGTTGCATCTCCAGAGCTTTCTCTGTCTGTTCCACCTGAATCTTTATACTTAACTTTCATTGCAGTTTTTGCGGTGTATTTTCCTAAAGACCCAGCTTGTACTTCATAAATCAACTCAATATGATTAGAGCCGTCTTGATCAACAAACTCTAAAAAAGCCTCATCAAGGTCAGATGAGCCGCCATCATCAACTAAAACGCACATCACAAATAATCTAAAATTGCTCGGAAAACCAGACCTAGCGGCTGTGGAGAATGTTCCATTACCAATTAAACCGCCATATTCCCTAACACTTGAAACAGTCAATACTACATTGTTTGATGAACCAGTCCCTAAGTCTGCATAAAATGTATCACCAATATGCCAGTTGCGGCTTCTAGTCGCGCTAGTAATACTTGTAATAGCATCATTAGAATAATTAGCATTAACAAAACCTCCAACTGGGGTAAAACTACCATTCCTCGGAGCTAACCAATTACCGCCTACTAAATCCCCATTAAATGCCTGTTGGTTTATATATGTAGTATCAATATTTGCAATTAACCCAGTTGCCACACCGCCATAAGCTCCAGCAGTACCGCCATTAGTAACAGTCACATCATTTATTTGATAATAAAGTGTGTCCCAAAGAGCGTTTGATTCACCAGCAAAATCAGACCGAGAAATTGATTTATCTTTTATAACATCTGTTACTGCTAAACCAACATCATCATTAGAGCCAGAGCCTGTGGGATAAGACAGACCATTATTAGCGAATAAATCTCTACTATCCCACCAACCTATAATATTGTTATAGAGATTGTAAGGCGACCACAACTTGCTCACGATATATAACCTATAGCGTTGATACTCCAGGTAAGAGTTACCGGGGTGTTAAACTTAGGTTGTTGTAATGATTTATCAATAGTGCAAAAGTAAACCTTGTTCCTATCAGATAGTTTCTCTGCATTTGTGCCTGAACCACCGTCATCGTGTAAAACAAAGAATGGAAACCTTGAGACAAAGTGTCCTAGATAATCAATAAAAGAATAGTTAGCGGCTAAACCGTTTATTGTTGTATTTGTTATATCCGTCTGAGTAGCATCAAGGTCTGACTCTTGTAAAGTATTTAGCTTTATATTTAGCTTTTGCGGTATTTTTCTGACATCAGAGCTTAATAAATTACCTTGATTATTTCTCTTAATAGATACCTCTTGTGGTGTGAAACTAGGCATCGTGTATGGTGCGGATATATTCACATTATCAACAAAAGTACCAGCTGAGAATGTTGTTATAAATGTGCTATCAGTCCAGTTGACAGTTGTAATCCTTAAATGTCGAACATCAAATAAAGTACCTTTTACATAACAGCAAAATGCTTGATTAAAGTTATCAGGAACGCCAACTTGACCATTAGCTAAGTAAACAGCGGAATCTGTAAATGTAGACCAACTACCGTCAACAGCAGGTAAACTACTAGCGTTTGAATACTCCACAATTATTTTTTGAGTAGAATTTAGGTTGTGTCCGTAAACAGCAAAACCGTTCATTTTTACACTTGATGCAAACGAAAAAGCTATTTTTGTTTGATCATTCGATGAATTTTTAAATGATGTATGAGCGTTATTATCAAACATATTAACAAACTCAAAACCTGTGGCCTGAGTGCTTGTCTGCTGTGTGATAGTTGGCTTAGAGGCAGACCGCCAATAAGCGTGATGTAATTTATTCTCTGCTAATATTGCGCCCATTATGTACCTACCAATGCGTTAATTTCTAAGCCATCTTCGGTGGCTTCGTTAATAGCCTCTATGATTCGTCTTGCCCCTGTAGGGTCAATAGAGCCATCTACCGTTACGTTGATAGGTTGAGGTGCAGCCATTACTTCGTCCATAGGTTCAGCTTGTATTGGTGCGGAAGCCGCTGCCGCCGCTCCACCGCCACCGCCACCGCCAGCACCTCCAGAAGAAACAGATCCACCGCCAAACTTTTGTGCTTTGATCTTAGCTAATTGTGCCATACCAAAAGCTAATTCAACACCTGCCATAGCAGCAGCTAAAGGAGGATTGGCAGCATAAGTAGCTCTCGCAAGCTGTACTGCTTTATATGTGTTTACAGCCGTATCAGCAGCAGCAGCCATTTGAGATATTCTAAACATTCCCTTGCCCATCCCGGCCATAGCCGCAGTTCTTTGAGCCAGAGTGCTTGTTATTTGCTTTGTTTGAGCAATTCCTGTTAGCTTTTCAAATTTTTGTTTAGCTAATGCTGCTTTAGCATCAATGTCACCTAGTTTAGCTTTATGTCTCAATTCCTCTTGCTCTGTAGCCTGGTTCTGCTCAGACAAAATATCCATTTTTACAGCGTGTTCTTCTTGTAATTTTGCAATCTTTTCTTCCCTGTAAATATCATCCGCTTCAACTTCACTCAACTTTCTCTGAAACTCAAGTGCAGCAACGGCTGTAGCGTGTTCAGTTCTTTTTTCTATAATTTGTTCAAACAGCAATGTTTCTGAATCTGCATTTGCCTTTTGCATTTCTAAAACTTGCAGTTCAGAAGCCATAATTGCATTGTTAGTTTCTAATATGCTGGGAAGCTTATCAAATGCTACTGGAGCTTCTTCTGCCGCTGGCGCTGATGGTTGTGGTTTTAAAACTGTTCCTGTACCTGCTGGGGTTGGCGTTTGGCCAGACGTCAATAATGCAACACCGCTTAAAGGCTGCTCTGTAGCTGGTGTAGTAAGCCCAGCCATATCTGCAACAGACTGACCACCAAAAAGTGGTTGTAAAAGCTGTGGATCTTGCAGTTCTTGTAATTGTGCTTTTAGTCTTTTAAATTGCTCCTCTGCCTGTGTAAATGCTGGATTACTAAATGCAGCGTTGCCATATGTTTCTAACAAGCTCTCCATTTGCTCTTCAGCTCTTTTAATTGAAAGCTCTAAAAGATCCGCATCACTCATAGCGCCTGTAAATATATTCGATGTTTTTACTTTTTCTGTAATTTTTGCAAGAAGCGCTGTTGCTTCATTTGTCCTATCAGCAATGAAGGATGCAAATCCTGACTCTTGTATAAATGCAATTCTTAAAAGGTCTGCTTGCTCTGCTAGACCATCAAAAGCCCCGGCTAGACCCTTACCAGCACCAGCACCTGCGCCACCTAGAGATGCTTCTAATTTTTTAATAATAAAATCTTGAGCGGCCATCTTGTCGCTAGCAAGTAGCATACCGTCAATCATATCTCGCTCTGTTGCAGTAAATATAACACCTGCGCGAGACAAGCTAGTCAAATTATTAACAGGGTCTTCTATCGCTTTACCTAAAGTCTTAGCTGCACTTGCGGCAGTAATACCCATAACTTGAGCTAAATCTTGGGCTAAAACAGTTGTACGTTTAAACTGATCACCAGCAATAGAGCCAAAAGTAAGAAGTATTCCCTCTGCTTGTCTAATGTCGCCAGCAGAAGCAAGCGTAGCTATACCTACTTCAGTAGCTAAATCTTGTAGCTCTTGGGAAGTTAAACCAACACGATGCCCGGTTGTCTCAAGCATCTGCTCAAGCTGTAATACCTGTGCTTCAAATTCTGAAAATGTATCTAATGCGCTTTTAAGAGCAAAACCAAAGGCAGCAAAACCAGCACTAGCAATTAATCCTAGTGGGCCAATTCGTGCTAAACCAGTTGCTATAAATGAAAGTCGGCCTGAGACACCGTTAAGTGGGCCTTGAAGTGTTGCGGTAGCTGTCGCAGCGTTCTTAAAAGACTTAGCTAATTTTTCATTAGCAGTAGTAGCCTTTTTTGTTTCTTTTGTATTATCTTTCTTGCCTTTTGTGTCCTTACCTGTTGCGTCAGTGCCTTTCTTTGTTTCTGTGTTTGTCTTTTTCTTCTGAGTGCCTTCGTCCTTAATGGCCTTAGCGGCTTTACCAGACTCTTTGGCAAGCTTTTTAAGCTCTTCATTAGCTTTTTTAAGTTGAGCAGTGTTAGCCTCAAATATCAGTCTTGCGATTGTGTCTGCCATTGTTTACGCCTTTCGTGGTCTAAACCCATAATAGCATCTATCTGCCAAGGGTCTAATTCATCTCTATAAAGATCGCAGTAAGCAGCAATATCTTGCAAAGTAATCGATTCAACGCCTTGTGCAATAATCGAGTAAATATGCCAAACTTGAATTAAGCAATCATCCAGATAAGGTTGACTAGCTAACTCTCCCGGAGGCTTTCCAGATATTCTTTCAACAGCCTTCCATTGTTCAAGCCTGGTGCTTTTACTACCCTTGTTTCTGCCGTTGGCATAAAAAACCCATTTACCAAACTCGACTATTTTTTCGGTTTGGCTTTCGTAAAATTTGCCCTATCACCCATAAAGGTGTCAATTTGATCTTTGATGTAAGGTGCTTGACTATAAAGCTTCTCACATAATTTCTTACTGAACTTCTCATCAACGCCACGCCAAGATACAGTGCAATCAACTAAACCTTGTATGCTTAAAGAATCTTCGTCAAACTCCTTATTAGATCGTAAAGCCTCTAAATAAGCTTTTTGATATCTTTTGGTATGCTTCCTAAAAGCCGTTGAATCCATACCAACTACCTTAATATGAAGGTTAGTCTTGTTACCATTCTGATCTAATATTTGTACTTCTGATCCTTCGTTATGTAAGTCGGTTGTGTAAAGTTCAGTAATTTTCATATATCCCCCAAGGATTAATGATGCCCCACCCAGTGGGGCTTAGGTTAAAAATTATGGTGTAGTATCAAATTTTAATGCTGAAGTTCCATCAGTAGATACTAAAGCAGTGTAATCCATTGATACAGAAAGTAAACCCTCTCCACCAACTTCAACAGCACCTGTAGTATAGATTACATTTGGCATCTCAAAAGACATATCAGTTGAGCCAGTTCCTAAAACAATTTTCAAAGATGTCGCTGTTTCAGCAACAAACTTATCTAATAAAGCCCCACTGTCAAAGTGAGCAGTTAAAGACCCTGTAACACGACACTTACCTTGAGCGCCTTGAACAGGAATATCAGTACCTACTCTGTAAACTGGAGACATACCATTGTCTAAGCTCATTGATAAATCAGTGATAATTGTTTGAGCGCCACCACCTTCAGTAATAACTGCATCATGAGAAGTGTAAGGAGCATTAGCAATAGTCTCGGATGTAACAGTACCCTCAGCGTGATCGTCAACGTGAGTCATAGTAGTACCTATAAGACCAACTGAGCAGTCAATAAAACCATCACTACTAATATTCATATTGAAAGCGTTAACCTCAATACCTTTGAAAACTTGCTCATCTTTTACTGTAATATCAGTAAATTTACGAACTATAGTATAGCTACGTCTTTCTGTACCAATGCTAAATACATCACTTGAACCTGTAAAGTCGCCCATAGCAGCTTTGATAAATTCAATATGTGAAGCCTGGTAACCTAAGTCAAAAGCTATGTCACCTGCAACAGAGTGCTGGCCATGTATCATGCCCTCAACTTCTCTGTCACCACGCAGCTTTTCATCTTCATACGTTGTTTTTGCTAAAGATAAGCTGTTACTTTTATGCTCAAAAACACTAAACCCAGAACTTGTATCAGCGTCACCATAAGTAGAGGCTACGTCAAAGGTTAATATTTGATTCTGTCCACTTGCAATTGTCATTTCTAACTCCTAGCGGTTGTGACCGCGAAATAAGATACATCTATATTACGAACGAAAAATGCACCATCTCTGCGCCCCACGCCTAGTGATACGTTACGGACATTTACAGTTGTATCATTAACAACAAGCTTATGTCCTTTTTTAAAAGCATTGGCAATGCTATCTATTTTGTCGCTGTAAGCGCCTATGCCAACACGATTATAATAGTCTATCTGAAATATACCTTGGTGCAAATCTCTACCAGTTGTACCGACACCTGCACTCAAAGTGTCGCCCGGCAATATTGTTCCTCTAACGAACTCGTTGGTTAGATTACTCTTTTCCAGCGAGGAAAAATCAAAATCTACATTCTCAAAAACTCTTGTGGTAATGCTTGCATCATCAGCCATTGTTTTAAACTGAGATTCTAAAGCAATACGAATATTACGAAAGAACTTTGAGTTATCATCGGTAGCGCCACCAACTACAGTTGTATCGGTGCTTTCTGTTATTAAACCGTAATCAACACTCATTTAAACTTTGCAACCGCATTCATCATCGATAATCGCATCATACCTTGTGGTGCTTTACCACTCTTACTACCTGTTTCAATGTCATTTGCATAATCAAGAGAATTAGTAAGCCAAAGACTCTGACCCCAATCTGATTTTTTATATGCCTTAACTACTGTATCAATACCATCAAGACTATCCCCGGCTGATTGATCTGGCAGCCGCTTACCCATAAACATGGGTGATCCTATTGACGCAAACCAGTTATTAGCTAACTGCCCAGTGTCAACTGGTGTCTTTTTTACAGTGCTAGTCATAACATCATTAGTTACCTGCTTGACAACCTTATTGGCTTGATCAAGCGAAATCTCTGTAAACTTCTTAACCTCTGAGTCTAAGCTCATAATAAACCACCGATGATCCTGGTTGTATTGGGTTAATCTCAACAATTCTCAGTTTTTCTGAGTTTATTGTAGCTGTGTCACCTATCAAAGGGACTGTGGTCGAATGCATTGATGCAGGAAACTCTTTAATCTGCATATTTGTATCGCCATCTTCATTCTTTATTTGATCAAAGAGTACAATCTGAGCTGAATAAGTAGATGTGCTGCTAGACGCAATTCCTGATGCCGGGTTGTAATTAATACTTGAAAATCGAGTAAAAGTTACCGACTGACCAAAGTTGGTAATTAAATTCTTTGCTGTTGTGCTTAAGGGGGAGTAATCAAAGGCCATCTAAGCTCTCACAATCCGCATAGGGTTCTTTACGAGCTTTCTTAATGCCCTAGTAGCTGCTGGCGTTAAAGTTCTGTCAGCGCTTGATGATTTGTACTCAACCTCTATCTGCCCAACCTTTTCTTTTAGGGTAGATCGGTCAATTGGAGCATCAGGACCATAACCCTGCTCATAGGCATAAGCTATCTCATAAAGAGAAGTCTTTACTTCTTTTGGTATCTCATCAGAGTTGATTCCATATCCATCAATAATCAAACCAGATCGAGGGAATTGCAGAGCTTGCTCTTCAGATGCTTTTTCACTACGAAAAGGAAGAGCCTCAAAAAAACTCATAGCCTGATGGATATATGAGGTAATTTGATCGTTCGATGGACTATTTCTCGCGCCATGACGATCTGTGATGTAAGTAGAATACTCACTCACTGTAATATATGAGTTCGCAGTAGTACTCTGCGATCCAGTTTCAACACTTAGTGCAGTAGGCATAACTTATCCTCAAAGTTGAAGCCCCAAGGTTTCCCAAGGGGCTATAAGTTTCAACTAATACTAGCCGAGGATAGTGTGAACAAACTCACCTTTCCAGACTTTAACACCGTATACCGCAGTAACTTCGATCAATGACTTGTGGTAGCCACGATAAGTAGATACTTGGAATACTAATCCAGAGTGTGGGTCTTGAACAGTGATTGACTCAGAAGCCATATCACCACCTAGAGGCATAGCTGGCGCTCGCATAGCTAACTCAACTGCATTCCTGTGGAATACAAAGCTTGGCAAGTAGTTAGCTGCTATTGCTACAGCGGTGTCATTAGCAACTGCTTCTTTAAGGCCTGCATTCAGTGTAATAGTGCCACCTGATGCATCACTTGTACCAGTTCCAACGATATGGACATTACCTGCACCGCCAAACTGAACGGCATCACCAACAAGGATAGTACCAGTACCACCGTTGACTGCGATTGAAGTTGCATCTACCGCATCAGTAACATCAGTTAAAGGACTACTTCCTAAAGTACCTTTTGTGTGAGTAGAAATGTTGCCTGACTCACGCAAGTTGATACCAGCGATAGGAATTAAGATGCCTTGCTCACGCAAACTACCAGAGTTAGAGAAACTTTGATCTAACAGTTTTAAGTTAGAGCGCAAGTTAGCACCAGCAGTAGTGTTTAAAACAGCAGCAACATCATTTGTTGGCATACCATCATCAACAAGGATTCTTCGTGCTTCAAGCAACTCTTCAACGCCTGACTCGTTAGATCCTACAGCAAAAGGAGTTGTTCCAGCCGTACCAGATGCAAAATGAGCGCCTTGTTTAAGATTAGTAGCAATCTCAACTTCGATCTCATTAGCAAGAGTACGCATTGCTTGAGTAATTAAGTCGCCATAAACAGAGGCATATTGACCAGTGTTTTGAAGTTGACGAGTATCTTCACCACCAAGAGGGATTTGAACTCTTCGAGCTTTATCAAGCGTTAAGGTTTTAGAGTCAACAGTTAAGCTGTTATCAGCTTCCTGCATATCCATACGCTCAACAATGTCTGCCGCTGAAGCTGCTCGCGTGAACGCTGCTTTGATAGTATCGCCTTTAGAAGCCTGAGATGACTCAGCATTCATAGTGACGGATGGGATGAAACCGTTTAATTCGCGGCCAACGATGTCTGCTGATACATAAATATCATTCGTCAAGGCCGAAATGTCTAATTGATCTGCCATTTTTAAATCTCCAAAAGATTATTCAACAATACCGCCAGACTTAATGAACTCCATTTTTTTGGTTGCGTTCATATTTTCAAAATCTGCACGACTTTTCATTTTGGAAACCTCAGCCCCACTGCTATTTCCACCAGTTGCGCCACCCCCAGCAGCTTTAGATCCGTCAACTAAGAATGGATATTCATCCTTAATTGAAGTTGCTAATTCGTTCACGGTGCTAACGGTAAGGTTACCGCTTGCATCCAACACCCTAGTCTCACCATCAACGACAGTTAACCTAGACTGTAATTGTTCAGTCAACAACTTAGCTCTAGCAGTATCTTTAGTCATCTGACCTGCAAGACTACTAGCTTCAGTCGTTAATTTTTGACGCTGTATGGTTGATTTAAGATCATTCAACTCTTGTGCTGCTTTCTGCCTCTCCGATTCAGAACTGTTGTACAGTTGCTCAAAGTCGTTGGCTTTTCTCAGCTTTTCAGCAGTTTCAGCTTTGGCTTTTTCCTCGGCTTCAGTTGCTTTTTGTTGAGCGGTCTTTTTTTCGCCTAACAGTTTGTCAATTTTCTGTTTCAAGCCACTTACATCTTCTTGTGGCACACCCTCAACATTTAATGTGTAGCCCGACTCACCCTGTGAGTACAAACCTTGTTGCGATTCATCTAATGTTGAAAATTCTTCTTCACTTACTGAGTATTTAATGCTCATCTATAACCCCTAGTTATAAAAAAGAGTCGCCCTGCGACAATTTAGTTATATACCATCATCCTCATCTTCTGTCAAAGGATTTTCTTCAATTGGTGCAATTTGTTGATTTTCAGGCTCTTCTACATCATTTTCTCCCTCAATATCAGCATCGATGTCCTCATTTAGACGAAGTTCATTTACCACGCCCTGAGATCGTGCCAGGTTTTGCATATCCGATTTAGCTAAAATTCCAGCCTCATTAAGTTGCATGGCGGCCATTAACATCTGTGGATCAGCTACCTCATCGAAGAACTTAGTAGAGAGGGCAAATTTAGGCATATTGGTAGCGCCCATAAACATTCCGCACCATTCGATGCACTTCTCAACGCCCTCAGAGACGTTTCTAGAGATGGTAGACATGATTGAGGTTTCGCCAGCAGCTTCAATTAAACTTTGCGTAGCGGTCTTTGTAGCGGTTAGAGAGATCATTCTAGCGCCTAGTTTGCGCATCTGATCCTCTTTACGCTCCATTAGGCGGTCTGCTAGTTGATTTTCAGACGCTTGCACGAAAGAAAAGCCGCCTGACTCACCTAAAAAGTGTCCAGCCATTGACCCTACCGTTATTCCCTCTGGGTTGGCTTCCTGAAACTGTGCCAGAGACATAGACGAACTAACACCAAGGGTAAGTTGACCATGAACAAAACAATTTTCTTCAAGGTCAGCAGAATTACGGTAATGAGCAATGTTAATGTTAGCAATATCGCCAAGAGGAGGAATATCCACAGTAGGATCGTTATTTTCACTTCCAATAATAAATAATGGTATAAACTCAAAAGGCTCTCCATTTGCTTTAGTGGGTATGTACTCTTCAGTTATAGGATCTAGCTCTTGATATAACTGTTGAGTGTATACACCGTTTCTAAGACGTAAAACTCGATACTGTTTACCTTCTTCATACTCGAATTCATCGTCATTCATGTCATATTTTTCTTGTAAAACCGCCAATGTGAGCAGTTTTTGTCCATTTATGACCTCTACACGCCAGTTAATGAAGTTTTCGCAGGTATATCGGTTAATTGTGGCTTTTGGAGACAGTTCATTTAGCTCTTCTAGGCTTAAACCTTGAGCAACCTGTGGATAATCGACTAAAAGAGCGTGTCGGCCCTTAGCAATCACCTCGCCAGTAACGTCTTTAGCGAGAGAAATGAGAGATTCTCCAGCGCCATCGGCATTTTTCTCTAAATATTCGGTTTGTGAGGGTAAATCGAGGTCAGGGGTGTTACGGAATATCGCTCCAGTAAGCCCTTCTCTCGTTTTACCTGTGAAATTAACGAATACAGCGCGATTTAGGTAGTTACGATACCGATTATCGATGCTTGAAACGCCTTCCATCGGTCGGAGATAGCGTATATTCTTCTCTTTGATCGCTCGTTGGCCGTCACAGCAGTCTTGGATGGACTGCCATTCTTGGATGAATCTGTCGTATTCTGGGTTTCTGAGTTCTACAGTCATAATTAGATCGCAAATTTGAACGGCACAGCCGCTATGGGTTTAATGATGGGTAATTCAAAGGCAATAGGATAGGTTGCGGCATCGATTAAGTGATCTAAACCACTCGTTTTATCAGGCATACCGTTATTATCGTAGGTTAATTGCTCTAGGTTGCTCGCTAGTTCCGGGCATTTCTCTGAATTTACCATGACTTGATGGGATTCAAAGGCTGCATTAGCGGCCATGACCCTATCTTTGATAAATGGGTTCTTTCTAGGGGCGCGACACTCGAATCCTGCCGACTCCAAGAGTGTTATATCGGAGATACTGGCATTCACCGTCTTACGAGATGCGCCAGAGGCATCAGGGTAGATGCAAATATTGTGGTTAGGGTATTTAGTTTTGAGTGTATGGATCATATTGGGGGTGTCGTATATCCCCGTCAGTTCTTTAACTGCGTGATAAACGCCTTCACGATAGACGAATACCACAGCGGACATATTGGTTACGTTAAAGTCCATCCCTACCATAAGGAAGTCAAAAGGTGTAACTTTCTCTTCAGATTGGTTAGTGTCTCGATTATATCCATTGTAAACAGTGCCTTGGGTTAAGTTAACGAACTCACCATTCAGATAGGCATTTAGAAGGTTACTAGGATAGATAGCCTTTAAGTTGTCCACATAATCCTCTGGAAGGTGTGGATTAGACTCCGTAGGTGCTTGAATTAGCTCAAATCCTGGTTGTGGATTCTTCTTCCACGTTTTATAGACAAACTTAAAGCCTTCAGGCGTAGTGGTTACTCCGATGGTGTTCTTCTCACCGTTAGGTTTGATTTCCCTGTTCCGGGCGACTATAGCCCTGAATGCCTGTGCAGCTATCGGTTCTTTCAGGGTGTCTAATTCGTCTATATCCGCATCAGCGTGGGCATAACCGATGATTCGATTCACATCATCCATTGAGCGGAAGATGATTTGTCCATAAGCCCCTAGATCGATGTAATTAAGGGGTGACTTGTGGAGTTTATAGGGGATGTTTAATTCTGTGAGTATCTCTTCAAATCGAGGCCAGGCAATCATTCTGATTAAATCGTAGGTCGGCTCATAGAAACCCCTGTTAGTAGTGGGATTCCTTAACTTCCCGATGATGCATCTTTGTACAGCGGCCTCAGTCTTACCCGCACCGAAACCTGCAACTAACGCTGGGAACTTGGCCGTAGAGTTGATATACTCGAACTGAGGTTTTGTGGGGTTTAATCTAGCCAAGGAAAAAGCTCCCAAAAATACCGCGAAGCGGTAAAATTTTAAATTGTACCATCAGGGTTTACGATTTCGATAGATATAGGCTCTACCCTAGACAATTGATCCACATCAACACGATCAGTCTGTCCAAGTAGCTGCTTACCAAGCCAGATAGCCATTTGGGTGTTACCATCCATCGCTAATTCTAACTGTCGTCTACGCAACCCCTTAATAGCCTCAAAGCGACCTCTATCAACCGCTATTTTAAATTCGGGGTCGTCACGATAACGATCATTCATCGTAGTCTCAGAACAGTTAAAGAACTTAGCTAAGTCTACAAAGGAGCAATGAGTCTTTGATAGCTCATATAACTCATCATAATCAAACTCTAGTTTCGGTCTTCCTCTCTGCATAGTCATTTATCCAATAAAAAATTATGAGGTGTATTCCTCGCGGCATTTATCGATTTTGATTCTGGTGACCCCCCCGGTAAACATATGCTGGGACCTCCCAAAATTGCGCGTATGCGATTTTATCGATAATCCTTGCGCCCGGCACAGACTTTCCTGGTTGCTTGTACGCGCTTATTTAGGGGCATTACAAAGCACCGCGACAAATAATATATTTATCATTTTGGATTGTAGTTCTTAATTGAAATAAAAACAAGCGGACAAAAAAAGACCAGCGATTAGCTGGCCTGAAGTGTATTACTATATAGGGGAATAGGTAATAAACCCCAAAAGGTAGGTTAAATAATAAGCTTATTACAATCCTTGGCTATAACAGTACAAAGCTTAAGCGCGTTAAAGAAATCCCTTTTGGTGCTATAGGATGCTATAGATTCCATACGGCTATTAGTCTTAAGCACTAGCCAATAGCAACGGCCCTGCTGTTTAAATTGGTAATGATCTTCGTTGGCATCCTTTAGGCTGTAGAAATTAAGACTACTAACCAATTGCTGACAGTCATCCAAAGTGATTCGCTTACTCATCATGATCACCAATGGCGACCATTTCACGCAATCTTTCTATAACTTCAGCAGATGAGTAATCTTTGTTAATTGCATCATCACCAAAAGCTAACTCAAAAACGTCCTCTAAAAATTCCATCAATTGGATTTGATTATTAAAGATAAGCATTTTATTCCCCTTATTGTATAACGGTTGATTGATTGAGATAACCTTTTAATTCTTCAATGGTCGTCTGATTAAAGAAAAAATTATTTCTTTTTTCATCTTCAGCGCGATCACTTTTGTTTGATCCTTTTCGTTTAAGAGTACCAATAGATCCAGCCTTATCTAAAAAACGATAGTCGTCTTTGTCCATATCAACCAATGGAATTAGATTTAAATCGGTCGGCCTTTTATATTCGCTTTTGCATTCTTTAGTATTAATCGCTAATACTGTATTCATATTATTATTAATTGCTTTAGCTGTTTGTTTGATTGTGCGCGTATTGTTAGCCGATCCGCTGAAGGTTAGATGATAATTTTTAAGCTTATTATTTTTTACGCGGAAAAAGATTTTAGAATAATCATAAAATTTTATGTGACTATGCATCGCTATAACAGAATACCAATTGATATCACTTGTTCCATTCAAGCGTACGCGCAATTGATCGCCATGCTTTTTATAATGCCTTTCTAATTCGCGTGATAATTCTTTTTCAAAGGCTTCACGATCTAAAGCGAAAAGAATTGTTCTTTTTATTTTCGCATTGTCGCCAGTCTTCATACCTAGTTGACCTGATCCCTCTAAACAATCTTTTTCGCATCCGAAAAGTTCGGCAGCGGGGCATATTGTTTCAGTGGTTATCATGTTACTTGGCTTTAAATAAAGGATTGCTACTTTATAGCCTTCTCCTTTTTCAAGCTTGGCCGATGGATCAATATTCGTTAATGGCGTATTGACTTTGGTTAAATACCGCCAATTTTGAAAAGCCCAATTTTTGGCATCTTCATTTATTGCGTCACTTTTTACTAATTGAAAAGCATTCATATTTTCTAATTTCATTTTGATCCCCTTTTAATGATGAATGTAAACGTCAAAGTATTGCGCGTATTTTTTCGGGCAATGTTGCGTTTTTACTTTATGGATATTGTTATAACCTTTTCGGCCTTTTTGTCTCACGGTGAAGGCTGAATTAGTATGCTCAAGAATTGGATTTAAAAAGCGAATGACATCCCTTATCTTTTTAATATCATTTTGCGCGTCTTCATATTGATCCGCGTCAAAAGATCCAATATATGAGGGGCTGAACCTTGTACCTCGTTTTTTAATTACCTCAAGTTTCAATTGTTCTATCATTTTTATCCCCTTTTATATTTACTAATAAAATTTTCTAGTGCTTCCATGCTTTCAGTTAAGCCAAGATCAATCGGCATAACTTCGCCAGTTAAATTTTTATTTTTCTTTGATTTATGTAAGTCGTTATACCAGCCAGTTATATTATATTTTTTATCGATTTCTTCCAAAATCTCACAAATAGAATTGACGTTAATTTTCCAATCGTTAGGTTCTTCGCCACAATGAATAATTAATTTTTCACCATCCCGAAAAAAACTATTAGCACCGTCTTTAATTTGATTTATGTCAAATATAGCGTTCTTTAGATATTCGCCCAGACCATGAATATCACAAGGCATACGATCATAATTTAGCGGAAAATTTTTATTTTTTCCCGGCTCAATATAGATTCCACGATCGGTTAAATGTTCTTGATGAAGATAGCCGTCTAAATCATTACAACGGCATTCAAGCGAATCCTTGCAAGCTATATAATCCTCGGCTGTTGGAAAAATGCCGATTAAAGTTTGATGATAAGGTTTAGAAAATTCTTTTGCATAAATGAAAATCATTTTTTGGTGCTCCCTTTAAAGTTAAGTTAAAACATAGAAGCCGACTATTGCTAATCGGCTTTATATCTTTTAACTGTATTCTTTTAATGACTGTTCAAGCTTTTCAATTTGAGCAGTTCTTTTATTAATATAATTTTGCGCGTTTGCTTCTACACTTTTCCAATGTAAAAGATTAGACCTTAATTCCCTTAATTCATGCCTTATCAATCGCGGATCAATTGTCTTAATTGGATTATCAAATTTCATTTTTTTCCCCTTTTTGATTGTTGAAATAGGCCGTTTTTGTGTTGTTAGCAAGTGAACAGCCTTGATTTTTTTATTTAACGCAACGTACGAGCGCGGTTTTTAGCGGTTTTTTTGATTTTTCCGATGGCTGCGATCAGTCATCTTTTAGCTAAAGGTTCTTTTGTAAATTGGAAAAGCTTCATTAAAAGGAAGGCTGTTAAGAACTATAAAACCTCTCGGTTCGTAAATATCCCGCGTTTTTTGTATCAATCTGGCTGTTGGATCATCTTCTATAACGTACAGTTCATTATCTACGACTAAGCATACTTTCTTTTTCAAATTCTTTTTTAGTAATCTTTTTATTTCATAATCTTCAATCAAATCCTGAACTAAACCCTCTAGACAGACATCAAGTTCAAGATCTTCATCATTTAATTTAGCTGGTATCTTTGGCAATGTTTTACAATAAGATTCAAGCTTTTTTAAATCTTGATTCATTTCATCACTAGAAATGCTTTTTTTGCTTGGCCGATATTCATCGCATCCACCGTGTCCCCTATTACTAACAATCATTCTGGACTGGCCGTCAATGTATAAAGTACATTGAAAACATAATGTTTCTTCGCTTGCAAAATCGCATACATTTAAATTTTTAATTTCTAGTTTCATTTTATTCCCCTTTAATTATTAATTTGATTACTTAAAAAACTAATTCCTACAATGCTGGCCATAACCAGTAAAATAATATTTTCTGAAATTGTCACGCCATCAATCAGCGCAAAATAAACAATAAAGCCATAAAAAAATATCATTATAAAAAATAAAACGCTTTGTATGTATTTATCCATTTCTTGCTTCCCTTTGATTTGTATAGATTTTTTTTTGTCGTCTGAAGAATTTCTAAACTTCGCCTATTGGGTAATGCTCACTGATTAAAATATCTAAAGGGTCAGATGCCACATTACATCCGTGTTCTGGTGACCATGTTTCATGTTGCGCCAAGTCGCATATTGAGGCGCGATACCATGCTTCTTCAGCCCATTGCTCTTTATCATTCATTTTTTGAATCATTCTTTGTAAGGTTTCTTGATCGCATGTAATCGTTTTCATTTTGTTCCCCTTTTTTAAGCGCGTGAATTCGCGTCTTATTCAAATTATAGACCAATAAACCGTTAAAAACGATCTATTTTTTCTATTTAATAGGTATTTTTTCGGCTTCAATATGGCCATTATTAGCACTGATCGCGAACTGGTCCTATTACTTTTTGATCTAAAGAGCCGGGTTTATATGCATCCAGGTTATAATTCAAACTTTGTACGATTTGGTCAATTTTCGGCCTTATGTCAAAAATATGACGCTGATCAATTTCTGATCGATAAAATCGTCAAAATATTGACATCGATGCTTGTGCCGGGCCGGGGTCAATCCAAGAAAAAAGCTCCCAAAATCTAAGGGAATACCTCCCAAAATTTAAGAAAAAAGCTCCCAAATTTTTTGTCAAGGGGGAAAATAACTATCGTTTTTGAAAGTGATTTTCAGTTTGACTTTCGGAGAAGTCACCCAACTTCTCGGAAAGACATAGCAATTGATTTGTGCTAGATCCCACTTTTAGGTAGTAAATTAGGGTATGAAAGTGGGGGAAGCTTGCAAATGCGCGTACAGCGGTTATACTCACTGTCTCGGAGGATCAATATGCAAAAGACAACAGCAAGTCAGGTAGCAAAAGCCTACGGTTTAAAGTCACTTACTGAAGCAGCTAAGATGACTGAACTATCAACAGTAACTCTCAGAAATTGGTATCTCAGAAAATACGACTTATTTTTGGTCGTCATTTTAGGGTGCGTTGTAAAGAAACAAATGAATGAGAAAAATAATGGGAATTAAAAGGGATGCCGCAGACAATTGGTTTTCAAAATGTGTCAGAGAAAGAGCGAATTACACCTGTGAAGTATGTTTTACGCAGTATGATAGGTCGTCAACTGGCCTTCATTGCTCTCACTACTGGGGTCGCGCTAACAAGTCAGTCAGGTGGCACGGTGACAATGCCTTCTCTCACTGTTATGGGTGTCACCAAAAGCTATCAGCCAATCCACACGACTTTACTCACTGGGTGAGCGCCTCTTTAGGTGAAGCACGTTATGAGTGGTTGATGGATCGTAAAAACGATACCAACATGGCTAAACAGTTAGTAAAAGATAATAAGGCTGGGCTAATTGCCAAGCATTACAAAGAGCAACACAAGATCCTGGTTGAAAAAAGGCAGGATGGCGAGACACTTTACACTGACTTTGAGAGCTATATATGAAAAACAACTTTCGTGAAAAACAAAATGCTAAGGGTAATTATGAAATTAGGGGTATTTATGCGCCTAGAGAGCTACACCCGGAGCTTAAAAGAGAATTAAAAACATATTTAAGGGAGAAGGATGAACAAGCTAATAGATTGGTTAGAAGCGATTTGGACAGCGGAGCTACCGAGCAACAGTAAATACGTTGCCAGTTACCTGAGAACTTATATGAATGCCAAGAGGGATCTTTGCTGGCCTTCTATTGGCCGTATAAGCCGAGAGACAGGTTTATCCGAGCAAACTGTAAGGAAGCATTTAAAGTGCTTAGAAGACTCTGGGTGGCTTGCTATTGAGCGGTCAGAAGGTGGCCATTCTGGGACAACAAATAGGTATCAGGCAGTTATACCTAGTGAAATTGCACCCCTGCAACAGTTAGACCCCACCCCTGCAACCATTGCACCCCTACCCCTGCAACCATTAGAGGGGAATAAACAATTAAATAAACAAGTAAATACCCAATTATTAAGTAAAGGGTTATCTGATGAGCTGAGGGTGGCCGCAACCACCTATTGGTTTAACAAAACCGCAGAGCTTGATGCAGATGAGCAGTGGCTTTTGTTTACAGCCCACCATGAATCTAAGCCTAATAACAAAATTAAGAATTATGCCGCCGCATGGAGAACTTGGTACGTTAATGCTGTTAAGTTTAACGAGGGAAGGCCAAGGAGAAAAAAAGATGCTTTTGCTCGTTTAACAGACACATCTTGGGCTGATGGAATTTAATTAAAAAAAAAGCTTGACTTGTACGCGCACTTTGCTAAAGTTACATCATCATTACTTAAAGGGAGAAATGATATGTCAAACACTTACCAACCGTGGTCTGTAGAAAAAGCAGCAACCGCACTCCGCGATAACTTCTTATCCGGGGATAACATCACTCCAACAACCTCATGGATTCCAGAGCTAATCATTGATGATGGCTCAAAAGACATCTGCCGACTAATCGTCCAGGTTCTAAAAGGTCATGATGTTGACATGACTGACACTGCCGAGCAGATCCTTATGGATGCCTGTACATCAATCGCAGTGACTCATTCTGATCAAATCCAGCAAGAACTTGATATTGATTATCCTGAAGCAAGCGGGGTGGTTTTCTCATGAATTTACCTAATTTATCTGAATCTGAAATGATGAGTCTTTTCTTAAAGCAAGAGCAGGAAAGCGCGATAGGTGATATGCACTCTCAGCAGTCATATCGTGAGCATTTAGACCATGAGGCTTTATCCGTTTCTACAGCTATGTGGGGCGAAGTTCTGGCAGAAAAAGGATTTAAAGCAACTCGACAGGATCTGGAAAATGCTTTTGCTGTTTTTTTTGATCTTGTTATGGCTAAACATAAATCTGATTCGTCAGACGAACTACCGTTTCCACTGGAGGATTAGTAATGAGCAATTCAATGGGCGAACTTTATGTAGTATATGTAAATGGTGAAGAAAAAGGCTACTACACCATGTTAGATGCCGTAAGGATTGGTGAATGGTTTAGAGTCAACGATCCAGAAAAAACAGTAGAAGTCATTGAAACAGAAACGAGTGATTATTAATGGCTATCTATACTTGTGAAAACTGTGATCAATTCAAGGATGACGATTGGTCACCTTGCACTGCAACTAAAAATTTAATTTGGGTCTGCGAAGAATGCTTGCCTGAAGTGGAGGAAGAAGAAAATGAATAAATCAGAAAGTATTGCCAATCTTGCGTTAGCACTCAATCTGGCGCAACAACAAATGGGTGGCGCTGTTAAAGACAGCACAAACCCCTTCTTTAAATCATCTTATGCCGACCTGACATCTGTCATCAAGGCAGTCAAAGACCCCTTATGTGCAAATGGCCTTAGCTATGTCCAGTTTCCAATTACCAGCACTGGCGGTAACGGTATCGGTGTTGAAACAGTGTTGATGCATAAAAGCGGTGAGTGGGTAAGTAATGAGTTTACTATGCCAATGGTTAAGTCAGACCCTCAGGCAGCGGGCGCTTGCCTCTCGTATGCTCGCAGGTATGGATTATCCAGCGTCCTGGGGCTTCCAGTTGCAGATTCGGATGCAGAGGCCGCGATGATGCGGGGAAAGCCAGTTGAGCCTTCAGAGGCCGAGCTATGCGCTGAAGCAGTATTTAGAAACAAGCCATCAGTTGATGCGGTTGTAAGTTATTTAGCTGACCCAACCCCTGAGAACGTACTGTTAGCTAAGGAAGCATTTGGCGAGATCAGTGAAGATGATCAAAGGGCTATGTGGAAAGCGCCAACAAAAGTATCTACTGCTCCATTTACAACTGAAGAGCGAAAGCTTTTGAAGGGGGCGTAATGTGGATATTGCCGAAAACATTAATCCCCTTAGAACCATCAGCCTCTGCTATGGATATGGCGGTGTCGAGCTTGGAATCGAGTCAACAGGACAACCTATTAGAAACATCCTTATTAGTGAGATCGAAGCCTATCCCGTTGCAGTCGCACTTAAGAAAATGCAAAAGGGACAAATGGTATCTTGCCCTGTGTGGACAAATCTCAAAACATTGGATGCCAGACCCTACAAGGGATGCGTGGATTTACTCACAGCCGGGTTTCCTTGTCAGCCATTCTCAGCCGCAGGAAGTCGAAAAGCCGACAAAGACCCAAGACACTTATTTCCAGACATCCTTAGAATTATCGATGAGTGCAGACCAGGAAGAGTCTTCTTTGAAAATGTCGAAGGAATCATCTCAGCAAAAATGCATGACAACACCCCAGTATTGCTCTATGTCCTTAGAACATTGGAAAGCCGAGGTTACCGAGCAGCGTGGTCTATATTCAGCGCGGAAGAATGTGGCGCACCTCACCGAAGAAAAAGAGTCTTTATCATGGCCGACTGCAAGGACTTCCGATGCGGAGGGGGGCAGGATAGACACAGTGATAACGGATCAGGGATTCAAGTCGATCAGGAAGACCAGCAATCAATTCTTTGGGGCGAAGCTCAGGGATGCGGTGGAAACCTCGGAAGAGAAGAAATGGTTGACACCATCGACAGTGGACATCGACAGAACGCCAGAAGGGATGGAGAAGCGCAAGCAATACAGGGAGAGCATCGGTCGGAAGTATGTCGAGGGATGCCTGACGGAGCAGGTGAAGAATCAAGAGCGAAGCCAGAAATGGGCTACGCCACGAACTTGCTCGGCAATGACCGCAAACATAACCGAGAATACTGCCAAAGCGAAACACCCCAATCTGGAAACTCAGGTAGCCAAACAACAGTCTTGGCCGACACCGACAGCGAGAGATCACAAGGGCGTGAGCGGATCAGGAAGGCAGGAAAGGAAGGGCAATCCATCGGACACTCTGCCGAATGCAATACACAATCTATGGCCGACACCAGATGTAGCGCAAGCACAGAAGGTCAGCAACAGGCCGAACTACGGCCAACTGGGGTTGGCGAATCATCCACAAGTACATGGCAAGGAAGTGGATCGAGAGCCGATGAAGAAAGACCGCGCTGGCCAGCCGGGGCAGGACAATACCAGCATGAATGGGAAGAACCAAGAGTCATATGGAAAACTGAACAGTGCGTGGGTGGAGCAATTGATGGGTTTACCCACAGGGTGGACAGACTTAGACTTTTGGGAAATGGAGTAGTACCAGCAACAGCAGCAGTAGCATGGAAAACTTTAAGCAATCAATTAACTAAAGGGGTTTGTTATGAGTAATAAGCAATGTGCAAGAATTATGGAATATCTTGAAAGTGGTAAAAGACTTGATAGAAAAAAAGCTTACATTGATCTTGGAATAATGAATGTTACGGCCAGGATTACTGAGTTGAGGGCTGAAGGAATTCCAATATTGACTGAGATGAAGACGGTCAAGAACCGATGGAATGAGAAGTGCCGGGTGGCAGATTGGTATTTAGAAAACGATAGTTAGGCATCGCCTCCCTTTACGCTGCCGCTGGTCAGTTAAGCCTAACAACCAGCACCTAATTTTTTTGGAGATTATTATGTGGATTAGCTTAGATTTTCACCCTATGGACGATTATTTTATTGAAGATATTCATATCAATATGGATTTGATTGTTCATATGCACAGAAATGAAAACTTAACGGTCCTTACCGATATATGCGGTAATAAAGTTGAAGTGATACAGACTGTTGAGCAAATTTTTGAGGATATGAAACGTGCAGTATCTTAAAGGTCATTTAAACCACGACCCTGTTTGGCATAAGGGTCTAAAAAAGAGGAAAAAAAGTATGGAACAGTATGATAATACCAATAAAGGCGTTTTGTTCAAAGAGCAGGGGCAGAAAGCTGAGGAATGGCATGACGATTATAAAGGCACGATTGATATTGAAGGTGTCGAATATTGGATTGGTGCAGCAGTTCGTAAATCAAAAGCTGGCGTACCCTACATGAAGTTAAATGTTCGTTTAAAGGAAAGTAAGGCGGCAGAGATTAAAGAAAATCTTAAAAAGCCAGAACCTGCTGAGACTTTTCCTGAAGACGATATACCGTTTTAGGGAGGGGTCATGGGTATTCTAGCTGAATGCGAACAAAAGATAAGCCACTTGAATAGCTATAAGTTCAATAGCAAGTTTAAGCCTCGCGTCAAAGATACAGACAATTGTGTTGGGTCTTACTTTCTATTTAAAGGTAGTAAAAGAAATCATCACCTGGCTCAAAGATCTGGAAAAAATGGTGAATTTAACATCATAGCGACAATACAGTCACTATCTACACTTGCAACAATGGTTGATATTTTGTGTGATGTTTTGTTAGATAAAGACAGGGAGTTGGATTTTGAGTTAATGAGTCTTCAGGGTAAGCATAATTCCGAGGTTGGAGTAAAAGCCAAAGACTTGATGCTAGCCAATCAAAGTCAGTTGATACAGGAACATAATGCGATGACAGTGTCATTGGCTAACATAAAAGATAAATACCATATCTTAAAAGCTGAAAGGGCAAAAATGAAAGCTTATGTTAGAAGACATTTTAAAATTTAGGGTGTTCAATTGAAAGAATTTATAGTCAATCCAATCAACGAAGGTACAGTACAAGATTTCTTGCACCAACTTGAAGAAATCTTGAAGTTAAAAGAACCTGTAAAGATTACTATGAAGAAGTATACGCAGTCTTCCCTGCCCCAGAAGGCCCTGTTGCATATCTGGGTAAGGGAATACGCTGCATATCATTATAAGAAATCAATCAAAGAACTGTCAGATTCAGAACAAACAAACATGAAGGTCACTTTAAAGCAAAGAGCATACAAAGAGTATGGCTGGGACTTTCTGACTAAAAAAGTAACTAACGTAGAGACAGGCATATCGGCCCATATATTAGAATCAATATCTGAATACGATAAGGGCGAGTGCTATATGTTTATGGAATTCATGCAGGATTATTGTGCAGCCAAGGGTTTAATTTTAGAAAGCTCTGGCGAGTTTAAGAGATTAAAAGATGAGTCAATGGGACAGTGAACCAGTAAAAATTATCGATCATTTGCCTGCAACCCCGGCAGAACTTGAGCTATTACAGCTAGAGAAGCTGACTGAGGGCGAGCTTGAAATGGTTGGTTATACTTCAAGTAAAGAATTTTGGGATAGATACGGTTATGAGAAAATCAGAGAAGCTTGAAAAAGTAAACACATTATCAAGAAGTGAATTGAAAAGACAAAAAAAAAGAATAAGATCTTCATCAAGACAAGAAGCAAAAAAACAAATTATTCATGAAGGGGGAGCGTGAATGATACATTATCATGGGGGGCAGTTAGGCGGTGGGGCAGATAATTCTCTGTCAATGCAGGGTAAACACGCTTTTATTTCTTATACAGCGACAAAGAATTGCTACACGCAACTGGCTGCCGAGTTGTGTCAAAGCTTTGCAATAGACAACGGCGCTTATTCTCTGTGGCGGTCAGGAAAAGAATATAGTGTTGAGGGTTATGTTGAATATTTATTGAATTGGTATCGACACCCAGGATTAGATTTTTATTTATTGCCAGATGTCATTGATGGTGGTGAAGAGGAAAATATTAAAATTCAAGCTGAGTTTTTTGTTTATGCACAACATCATAAAAGATTGATGGACTTAGCCGTACCAGTCTGGCATTTAGATGAAAGTCTTGATCACCTGCAATATATGAGTGTTTGTTATAAAAGAATTGCTATTGGAAGCGCTGGAGACTACGCGGTTGTTGGCAACAAAAAGTGGTGGCATCGCATGGCTGAAGCCATGGAGGTTGTTTGTGATGAGGATGGCCGACCAAAATGCAAGCTTCATGGACTAAGAATGCTTGATAATACAGTTTTTTCACATCTGCCTTTATCTAGCGCAGATAGTGCTAATGTTGCTAGAAACATCGGAATTGATAAAGCCTGGGACAAAGCGCCATACGCGCCAGCTAGTAATCGCACCAGGGCATTAGTGATGATGGAAAGAATAGAACGCCATGCATCTGCTGCAAGATGGAATGGTACAAGCTTTTCAAAGCCTAACTACGAGCTATTTGGATAAAAAAATGACCAATGAAGAAGTAGAAAACATGATTTTAGACTGTCTAAAAGAGCGTGACGGGCAAGGCAGCACCAGCATAATAAGAAACATAATGCTGGATAAAAACACTGTAGGCCGGGCGCTAAAAAGATTAGATCATAGGAATGCTATCTATGCAGCTAAAGGCGTGGGTAGCACATACAGAGGGCAAACCTGGTATATCCAAAGGAACAAGGATGCGCCAGCGTATAGGCTCAAGACCAGAAAATGGGACTTGGACCTATTTACTTAACCATCAGCGAGCATATTGGCAACCCTGATACTGCGATTACCTACCTGCCGGGCGTAGTTAGAATCAAGTAATTCAGTGCCAGCTAATTCAAATAAACCCTGCTCAATATAGGAAATAGTCTTTTTGAACTGCTTAAACTTAGACAGGCCCATATTAAAGACCAGGTTTATAATGGCCTCTCTACGCTTCTCAGTGAGGTCAGAGAACCAAGCGAACTCAGCCATACATTCACCTGCTACTCTGGCTATATCGTTCTTTAAGAGGTATCTAGCCTCTTCATCAGTGATTCCGACAGAAAGATTTCGACCCACTCCAATCGTGGGATGCCCCATGCTGCAATGGTACATTTTCAATTCTAAGCCTTCATCGATAATAAGCTGATCTGTCAGCCGTTCTAGGTTAACCAAGGAAATACCTCCCAAAATTTTTAGTCTTTAGCGTGACTCGCACCAAAGTAAAAGGCACTTATGCCTGAAACAAGTCCACCGAGATACCCCAAGACAAGAGAAACAATAGTATCGCTGTTAGCGTCAGGGGGCTGAACAGTAACGAGAAAGATATACCCAATGAAGCCAAAAAGACTAACCAATCCAAATACTCTTGGTGTCCAATCTCCCTTGTGAGCTTTCCTAGCATCCTGAACATCAGCAGTCTCCAAAGCAAAAATATCAACTTCCATCTCTGCAAGTTTAGCTTCAAATTCTAATTCTGCCTTTTTTATTTCAAGTAATTGCTCTGGAGATGCTGTCTGCATCGCAGTAGAAATAGATTTGGCATCGTTTTTGCAACCTAGTACCGCTGAAATTGCTTGTGCCGCAGTTCCCCCTAGAGGACCAGCTAAAGCAGTACCCAGAGTAGGGGCAACAGCACCAATAATGCCTTTTAATGCACCAAAGTTCATTTTTGACTCCTATTTTCTTACAAAACGCCTAAGTGAAGGCACTCTCACAGCTTTGACAGGTTCTGCTTTTGGCTTTGCAGCTTCCTTTTTTTTCACAGGTTCTTTTTTAGATGGAGTTTTTACTTCATCATTCATTTCTTTTTACCTTTTTTGACTGGCTTTTTTTTGCCCTTTTTCATTGGTGGGCGACCCATTTTTGATCCGTATGTACCTTTACCTTGTGGCATTACTTTTTCCTCTTGGTTGGTTTTTTCTTAGCTATATCTGCATCAGCCTTTCTAGCACCGCCTTTACCTGAAACAAAACTATTAACCCGGCCCATAGCCCATGCAGCCATAGGAACATTACGAGAGCCACCACTTAAATAAGCGCCTTGACCCCTGCGATATACCTTTTCAAGCTGACCAGCAGTAAACTTACTGCCCTCTGCTTTTTTCTTTAAAGTCGCCTTAACGCTTGCGCTTAGGGGTTTTCTTGGTGGTTTTTTTGCGGCCATCTTGTGCAACCCTCGATTTCTGTACTGCTTTTACGTCAATAAATTCACCACGTTTGTATGCGGCAGATGTTTTTTTAATTTCAGCGGCCTTTTTAGATTTGTTTTTAGCGCCAGATAGATACTTTTTAGCAACGCCTGTTTTCTTATCTTTAGCCACCTTTCTAAACTTAGCCATTACCACTTCACCTTAAATAAAAAAGTTGAGGTTTTAGATAGTGAGAGAGTAAATTTTATGCTCTTGCTCATGCTATTCCTAAATTAATACCTTTGCTAGCGTGTACCTCAGCTAAAACTTTACCATTTTACCTTGTCAGCCCAGTAAGCAGCAGACATTTTACCCTTGGCTATATTCTTTGCATGACGCGCCTTAAAAGACTTTCTTTTGGCTTTTACTGCGTCAGATTCACCTGCTTTTGGCTTACCTGCGGTCTTAGCACCTTGTTGACCAAAACGTATAGTCTTTACCTTGTCACCTACCTTAGCAACAACAATATGAGACTTTTTGTCGTGACCTGGTGTTCTTTTCGGTTTATTAAAACCCTCTACGCCAGCACGTTTTAATCTAGGATCTTTAGCCACTTTTCTTAGCCTTTTTCTTAGCTTTAGGCGCTGCTTTAGGTGCAGGTTTTTTAATAAAATTAGCCCAAGCAACCTGTATAGCGCTCTTTAATGCTGTAATTCTAGCAGATGCTATAGCTTTATATTTAGCTATTACATCTCTTATTTCATCGATAAAACTTTCCATAATCTACCCCAGTGGTGAACTTGCCGCATCTAAACCTTTCCAGAGATCATCTACCTCTGCCTTAAATTTAGCTACTTGAGCCTCAAAAGATTTAATGGCATCTGCCATTGATTTGTACTCATTTCTAACCTCAATCCAATCTTTTTCCATTGCATTGACTTTAGCTGTAGATTCTGAGGCATTTGACAAGACTTCAGCCTGTCGCTCTTTTATACTAAGGAGTAGTGTGTCAAGTTCAGCGAGCTTGCCTTGCAAATGCCCTAAATCATTATCCTCTATTTTAGTCCGAATACTAGCTAATTCTAGCTCAATTGGCTCTATATTGGGTATAGATTCAGCAGTTTGCTCAAGATTTGACTCAATATTATCAATTCTTGACACAAATTCACTAGCTGCCCATATACCACCGCCTATCGTAGTGGCAAAAGACATAAGGATAGCAATGTAAACACCTTTAAACTTAGTGCCACCTACGTCTAATTCTATATCTTCAATACCCATTATAAACCACCTAAGTTACCGTTCTGATTGTTGTAATTAGTGGTTGGGTTTTCGTTTGTAACATCAATAACATCTTCCATTAATTGTACGGGGTCATAGAGTTTAGCATTTATTTGATACCCAGACCCCATAGATGCCACCGTTTCGCCTGAACCATAGCTGTAAGCGCTGTACATTTCATTGATGCTAACAGGAGGGGTATCACCGTAAAAGCCGTCATAGACCTCTGTAGTGGCTTGTGTCCACCCTATATTGTCTGCGTTATTAAAAAATACACCCTGTAAGACAGTATCAGTAGCATTATCCCATGTTATTGTCATTTGATCTGACCAAGCATCATACGCAACCGTAGAATTAACCATGTTGGATAATGTAGCAATACCATCGTGATTTATCATTGCAAGGGTTGAGCTATCTTGGCTTGCCCATAAGCTCGCTGTAGCCGCCTGTGCTTTATCCTCAATAATATCAAGTGATTGATTGAATGTTTGGACTGTTGATTGGTCAATCTGTACATCGTTCGCACGAATATAATTCTGTAGTTGGATACGCTCATCGTCAGTTTGAGCATTAACAGCCTCTGTATATATTGCTTCTGCCTTTGAAATCTCAGTTGCTGCTCCTGAAAACATCTCAATAGCCGCTTCCATTTGATCCATATTCTCTTCATAACTATCCACCAGTAAATGTTCAGCCGAATAATAATTAGCATTCGCTGTATCTAAGATAGATTGATTATAGTACGCGACCTCAAGAAGATCTATTTTGTGGCTGTCTGTTCTACCTGCTACCGGGACAACTAATCCATCCACTGAATCAGCAGATCCTGGTACACCTAGAGACATTTCAACGACACTTGCTTGCGCGTCACTGACCTGTGTATTGATGTAATTAGCGGTATTGACTAACTCTTGTATCTCTACAAAATCACCAATTGGCCGTAAAGGGTTAATATTAGGATCAATAAGACTGCCGAAAGTAACAGCTTGAGGATAGTAGACACCAGTATCACCACTCAGTTGTGCGGAAGCGCTCAGAAACAGACTTAGCATCGCCATTTTCTTTATGTTCACCGTTTGTACCTCCATTGATGCCTAACGCGACATCAAAATATTCCTTGTTGTCTTCATATCCCCTGACAAATAAAGTAGGTTTTCGTTTCATCATTAAGTAAGCATTCTTACCTGCTACCACCTTACCGCCTACAATAAGGGGACACGGTGTCCCTGATTCAAACATAGACATCCAGTTATCATCATGCTGGCACATTCTGGTAATTGCCGCTATCTTCATGTTTAGCGTAAATAGCATTTGAGCATCTTTACGCCTGTTACAGTCTTCATCTTCTACATACTTGCCAGAGCTTATACCTATTTGTAAGGTAGATACACCCCCACTGGTAGACTTTAAGCAGCTATCATTACCACCCGACATCAAGCTTGGCGCGACTGCTGAGGCTACTGGTATCTCACTAGCACTACCAGCTCCGTTGTACTGATTGGTGTTAGTGGTCGTTTCATTGTTACTGTCAACTGTAGCACCCTGCTGGTTAGTATTTAAGTCACCAGATTGAGTAGAGCTGTTGCCACTGTCCGTATCTTGCGCGTAACTAGATGAGCCTATCAGCAAAAGCACTAACAAAAATAGCCGCATATATCCCCCAGATATAATACTCTAGCCTAACAAACTTCTTAGACCCCTCATCAAGACGCTTGTCAATGGCCTCTAGCCTAACAGCGCAGATTTCTTCGTGCTTTTCTAATCTTGCTAGTAATTCTTTAATAGTCATTAGTTAAACCTTGCTGTTTTTATAACGCCTGTGTTTTCGTTAACAGTAATTTCTTCTGCTGTAACTGTTACATTACTTCTTTCTGCATCTCTGCTTTGAATAAAAGTTTCATAATTTCCTAAAGGAGAGTTGTTTACAGCGTTAGAACACTGCTCATTAATACCCTCTGAACGAATGAAAGTAGCAAAACTATCGCTCCAATCTTGGTTGTAAATGTAAGATTTACTGCCGTTAATATCCTTGCCAAATAAAGCAAATTGCCAACCTATTTTTGCACCTGTTCTTTTGCCTATATACATAGCAAGCAAATAACCATCTTCTCTATTTAAACAAAAATAATTCGACCGAGAAAATATTAACTTAATAAACTCTGTTGATGAGCCTTCAGTGCTTCCATCGAAAGTGGATAAAACGGGATTCATACTATCCGCAACAAGCCTGCTGTATTCTTCTTCTGTCCAATCTTTGCTATTTTCAAATGTATAAGCCACTAATATCCCCTAAACTCTACCGTAATCTCGTCATTCAATGCCCATTTCAACAAATCGCCAGATGAATTATTAACTCCTGACCCCAGCAGTCTGCGAAATTGAACTCTATGGTTATCTGTCTCACTGCTAACAGCGCTCTGGTCAATTGGATCGCCATAGGGGTTATTTGTGTACCAAGTAGATGCTGGAAAACTTGCCGTTACTAATCCTGAATTTGCCGCAGTATGATTGATATATCTAACATTATGCCAGTAATTGTCTTTTATCTCTTGCTCAGTATCGCCAGAAGGTGGCGCACCCTGACCTAGATATTTTAAATCTATGACGAAAGCGTTAGATGTAATGCCAAATCCATTAAAGTTTTCATCAAATATACCTGTGCCAACCGAGTTTGCATTACTGGGGGCAACTAAGCTTACTGTAAGGCCATTAATCAATCTAAAATCACTAGATATGGTGCTTGTTTTGCTTGAATCATTAATATTATTAAAAGTGGAAAGAGAAACCCCTGCGTTAGTTTGATAATTTGCAGTAGTACCAGCATCGCAGGTAAAACTAACCCTAGCAATCAAACCTGAATCTGCAACAGCACCAGAACTCATATCACACCAGAACCAAATATAATGATTTCATTATCAGCAGTAACCGTTAGCTCGGCAACACCGCCCTTAGATAAGGTAATTGTATTAGCTAAACTTGCAACCGTAGAGCCGTTTAATTGTTTAAATTGACTTGCGCTTACTCTGTCAAAGGTTAAAGTGTCTGTCCCTGCATTTACAACAACCCAAGTATTGCCTAGATTGCTTGATGCTGTGACATTAGGAAATTTCAAAGTAACAGCACCACCAGTATGCACATATTTCTTGCTAATGTTAGAAGTCATATCATTGATTGCGGATGAACCTACAACAGTAGTTTGTGCAACAAATCCAACATCAGAAAATTTAGCTAACCTATGACCGCCTTTAGTAGAGTTATCGTGTACCCTAACAGTGTCATTAGTGGTATCTACTGTTATTTCGCCCTCAAGCCCAGTAAATCCAGCACCGTCATCGTGTTGTGCGCTAGTGCCGCGTCTTTGTTGAACTGCTGTAGCCATTTTATAGCCTCACTATTGTTCTTTGTCGCAATTGACCCGGATCAACTATGCCTTCACCGTAAGAATCGCTTGCCAACATTATTAAATCTAATCTATCAATTTGATTAATTAATGTTACGTCACTAGATAGCTCAAAACCTGCGCCAGTAAATGATATAGGCTCTTGAGATACTGCTAAACCAAATAAAATTCTTAAATCTTGGTCGCTTGCCTCGTGGTCAGCATTTACAGTTACGATTAACCTATCGTGCTTTGCAAATGTTAAATCTGAAGTATATGTATTATCAGCCCTAGCGTCATCATTAGGCGCTTCTGCTCTGACAGTATCTATAATTTTAGTTAACCCTATAGCATTATCACCACCATCAGCGTGTACACTATCATTAGTGGCCTCAGTAAGATCCGAAGTTGGGAACTGACTAACAGTCAGTTTGTTTAAATCAACAAGCGTATTTGATTCTCGTCTTGCAGGATAAGAAACCAACATAAACGCTCTGTAAGTACCAGCTGCCCTAACATATATTGGAAATGACCTATGCTCTCGCCTTGTGGTATTACCCCTAATTACAATAGCATCCATAGCTACAATATTATTGCCAGCTAGAGGGGCGGGTACATTTATCTGCTTACCAGCCGCTATTACCGTAGGGTCGCCTTCCTGCAATGCGAGAGCATTATTCTTTAATGCTTGCATTAATTGCTGAGTTATAGGGGCATCGACTGCAACTTCAGTATCGTTTATTTCTCTATAATCTGTCATCTAAACTATCCTGTATGGCTCTGAGCCATTACTCATTTCAAAATCATTATCGCAAATGTAGCTTTCTGTTAACCTTGCAGTGCCATACGGGTCTTCAGTTGTACCAGTGCCTGTACCCTCGCCTAAAAAGTATTCTCTACCTATGGTAACTTGACAACCTGTACCGCTATTTGTGCCGCCACCCTCAGTTAAAACATCACCGACAACATACTTACTTGCTGTGTTCAAATCGCCTATCGCGGTAATCTCAACACCAGTAACGCCATTTGACCCATCAACAGAAGTAACCTTACAAGTTAAGCCTGTCGCACTGTTACTACCGCCTGTAAATGTCATTGTATTATCTACAGCATAACCACTACCAGCCGCAGTAACACGTAAAACATTGGCTGTAATTTGGCCAAAGTTAGCACCTGTAAATTTAAACTGCTGAGCCTTTATCTCATACGCTTGTAGTTTATCATTGAATTTACTAAATATGCACTGCATCTCAGTACGCGCAGTTATACCGCCATCTAAGTTAACTATAGATTTAGTCTGTAAATAGAAGTGATCGCCTGTTTTAATCTGCTTAGAGCCAACATCTAACTTAAATGATACTGTTTTAGGTAAATTTTTAAATCTGTTTAGAATTCTTTGTGAAATACTCGTTGCAGTAGATGAATTAATTACACCCCAGCCGTAAATTACTTTATTAGATTGCTTGGCATATTCCTCTGAACTCTCAGAATCAATGTCAATATTAACGTATAAATTTCTAAATGATTTCTTTTTATCCCTATCTTCAACACCATTCTTTCGATTGTAGTAATAATAAACTCGACTAATTCTGTCTTTTTCTGAATTCATTATCTTTAACGAATCTTCAACTATATCAACATCTGTAATGGTTTGAATAGTTGCGGGATTGATAATTGGCATCTCAGCTCGCATAACAATCTTTGAAGATAGGTCATCATAGAAAAAATTAGTGCCGACCATAGAGCCTAGCTGGTTGACTAGCTTGTTTGCCTCTTCTGGCTCACTAATAACAGTGTTTATCTTGAATGTAGATAGCCAGTTAGTTTTTTCATCTGCCCAGCTATACTCACCGCCTGTAGTTTGGTTTATT